GTATGACAAGAAGGCAGTGATCTTCATGGCAGATCGTGCTGTTGAAAAAAGACACGCTTATCAGTTGCAAGCAATCGAAGCGGGTGCTATAATGCACTGGATCCCAAACGGGATGCTTAGTGTGACCGAGAAAAGGGCAAGAGACTATGTTGCAGAAGATCCAACACGCCGCAGACTACTTCCTATTGGCTTTGACCATCCTACTGTTATCGCTTCCATCATTAGGGTGGCTCGTAACATGGATGTATCTCCAGATGAAGTCTGGACGGTAGGATCAAGTGGAACACTCACCAGAGGACTACAACTCGCGTGGCCACGATCCTCCTTTCACTGCGTCCGTGTGGGACATAGCGGCGAGTACGGAAAGGCTAAGACCTACCAGTCAAAATACGCCTTCAACAAAGCAACCAAAGTGTTGCCCCCATTCCCGTCAGCACCAACCTACGACGCCAAAGCGTGGGAGTTTATCAAGGATCATGCGTCACCTGGCGCGCTTTTTTGGAATGTAGGATCGTGAATATACCTTATCAGCGAAATGATCATGTCATTAACAGTGATATGAATGTAAATTTTGAAGATCTTCTTGAAATGACGCCCGATCAGTTTAAGGATTGGGTTATTGACATGCGTGATGTTCTTCGTCAATCTTGGGACACTCATGGATGCCCCCCGAGGACTGGAAAGTCAGAAGAAAATATTATAGAAAACTGGAACAAACTAGAAACACATCCTGTTCATGAATTTGAAAATGACGATGAATTAAGTGATGTTCCAAATGATGTTATTATCAATAAATCTCGTGGTGGTTCAGAGGTTGATCAGTTTTTCGAGAACATGTTCCGAACCCGAATTAACTATACTGATAAAGATAATGGCTACTCGATCTATGATTTGGTTGCAGATCCAAACCGCCTTGATCAGATTTACAAGGGATCTTTGAGACATTTTCGTCGAGATTCTTTTTACAATTATGCACTCTCCACAATCAAGAATTCTGCAAAGTATTCTGTGGTGAATGTGGATAAAGGTGAGGATTGGATTCGAGCATTTTTCATGCAACCTGAATTATTTAAAGGTAAGGACTTTCTTCTAGAGGAAGTTAAAATCAAAGAAGGGTTAAATTCTGGATACTTTCAATTAGAACAGAGTGACATTCTTCAACTCACACCCGAACAAGTGCAGATGTTCAAAGATAATGGGTGGCTTCAATATCGTCATCATTCTACTTTCGATATTGAAAACATGCCTGATGATCGGGTTTACTCGATTCGTTTGTATAACAAAGGGAAGAAGATTTTCCCTGCGTGCTTTAAGGCTTTTAGAATTGGGTACATTCAACCCGCAGTAAACTTCCCTCCAATGACTGCTAAATACTTGTATGAGAGATTTACTGAACACATCTCCGACAAAAGAGATCTGCGAATTTATGATCCAAGTGCTGGCTGGGGTGGTCGTATTCTTGGTGCTATGTCTGTCCGCGATGATCGGCATATTCATTATCTTGGCACTGATCCCAATCCTGATAATTTCTTTGACGATAGGACTTCTAAGTATTCTATGGTCGCAGATTTTTACAACCAGAAAACTACAAGATCCAATTCTTTCTTCTCCGACACAAATGAGTACACGGTATATCAACTAGGCTCAGAAGAAATTAAAAAAGATCTTGACTTTCAACAACACAAGGGTAAGATTGATCTGATCTTCACCTCTCCTCCGTATTTCAACCGAGAGGCTTATAGTGAAAATGAAAATCAATCTTACAAAAAATATGGATCTTCCTATGAGTCATGGAGGGATGGTTTCTTAAAACCTACTCTTGAAACATGTGCAGACTGGTTGTCATCCGAAAGATACCTTCTATGGAATATTGCCGATATCTTGATCAAGGGAGAATATTTGCCCTTGGAAGAAGATTCGAAAAATATTCTGGAAAGTATGGGATTGGTATATAAATATAAATTGAAAATGGCACTCGAAGGAATGCCAGGACAAAATAGAATGGGTGAAGATGGTAAACCTTTATGTAAGAATTTTTGTAAAGTAAAAGGAAAATATTTAAAGTATGAACCTGTTTATGTTTTTTGGAAACCATGATGACTAACAGAGAAGAATTAGGATATCGACTTGAATCTATGTTTGACGAATATATCGAAAAGATTCAAAACAATGAATCTAGTAGAAAACCCAGATTTTCTGCTATTATAAATTCGTACAAAACACCCAAGAAGTTTCAAAAGGAACTTAAAGAGACTTTTATCAAAACCAGAGACGAAATCAATTGTGCAATTGAAGGATCTGATCCTCAATGTGCAGAAGGTTGGTCTTTTATGTCATCCACTAAACTTAAGAAAGTGGAGGAATATCTTTCAGTTATGATTAGTGTTCTGGAAGAAAACAGTAAAGTGGTTAGGAAGAAGAGAAGGGTGAATCCAGAATCTGCAATCAAAAATCTTAAATTTAAGAAAAATTTTAAGAATCTGCAATCCATAGATCCCAAAAAAATTATTGGCGCAAAACACTTGATTTGTTACAATGTGAAATATAAAAAGATTGGCTATTATTATAGCACCGAAGGTTTAGGTGTGAAGGGAACGACAATCCAAAATTTCAGCGAGGATGTTTCTTTTAATAAAAATATCGGAAGATCTAAAATCGATCTTTCGATGATTAAAACAGCAGGTATTAATTGGATTCTCAGGGAACTTGGTGATGTAAAATCAAAGAACCAAGTGGCAACTGGACGAATCAACTCAGACACAATTTTACTTAAGGTTACGCAATGACACCAAGAGGCGAATATATAGAATTTGATGATAATGGGGTTCCTGTAGTTTACAATTATGATGACTTAGTTTACTTCAAGAAAAAGGCATATGTTGCCACTAGGGGTGAGAACTTAGGTCATCCTTTGAGGGAAGACAGCGGTTGGTCTTTGATTGGAACTGGAGCATCTTTCTTTTCCAGCGTCGAGCCTCAGTTCACGAAACCGGGAGATAATTGGTTTGACTTATCATCGGGTGTGATGTATACTAGACTAGAACAAAACGATGGTGTTTTGTATTGGGTAGAACTGTGATTTTATTAGATAATAACCAAATACTTATTGCAAGCATTTTTCAATCTCTAAAAACCCCCGAACTACAAGAAAAAAGTTTTTTACGCCACCTAGTCCTGAACACATATCGAATGTATCGATCTAAGTTCAAGAAGGATTATGGTGATCTTGTAATTTGTCACGATTCTTCTAATTGCTGGAGGAAGGATTTCTTTCCTGAGTATAAAGCAAATAGAAAGCAAAAGCAAAAGAGTGATGTGGTTGATTGGAGTGAAATCTATAACAAACTGCATGAAATTAGAGAAGAGATTAAACATAATTTTCCTTATCGAAACATTTCTGTGCCCAGAACCGAAGCAGATGATATCATCTCTGTTTTGTGTCATGAATATTCAGAAAAAGAAAATGTTCTAATCATTTCAAACGACAAAGATTTTAAACAACTTTTGTCTTTGCCAAATGTCAGACAATATTCTCCTATGTCCAAGGGATTCGTTGAGTGCGAAAATCCATCTGAATATCTTTTTGATCATATTTTAAAGGGCGATTCCTCTGATGGAATTCCCAATGTATTGTCTGATTCTGATACCTTTGTTCGTAGTGACAAACGACAGAAGAGGTTGACAAAGAAAATTATTGAAGTAATAGAAGAGGAAATGAGAACCTCTTCGAATCCCCCAGAATTTTGTTCTTCAAATTGGAATCGAAATAAACAAATGATTGATTTATCAATGATTCCACAGGATATTCAAAATGAAATAATTGATGAATACAAAAATTGCAAATTCGGAGATCGATCATCAATGCTAAATTACATGATCGATAATAGGCTTAAAAATCTAATAGAAAATTTGGAGGACTTTTGATGAGAAAGTCAAAGAAAAAGTTAGCGGATGCGGATAAATTTGATAAAATGAAAGCAAAGAGTAGCAAGAAATTGTTCAAAACAAAAAAGAACAAGCACAAAATGATACTAAAGAACTACACAAAATCTAATGACTATGATCGTATCGACGACATAGATGAACTGGAGAATTTAAATTGATGACAGGTACAAGAGTGAAACTCGGAAAAGAAACACTAGCAATTCTTAAGAATTTTGCTACGCTTAATTCCAATATTTTAATTCATGAGGGTAACACGATCCAAACTCTTACCCCAACTAAGAATGTTATGGCTATTGCGACTGTGGAGGAAGACTTCCCTGTTAAGTTTGGTGTCTGGGATTTGAACAAGTTTCTATCTACAGTCTCTTTGTTTTCAGATCCCTACTTTGAATTTGAAGACAAATTTGTGATTATCGGGGACGAGAATGGTTCTTCGGTCAAGTATCATTACTGCGATGAAAGTGTTCTTACTGTCCCGACAAGAGAAATCAACATGCCTGATTCGGTCGTTTCTATCTCTATTGATCAATCGACATTCTCGGAACTACAAAAGGCTTCTTCTGTTCTGGAACTTCCAGATCTTAGTGTGGTTCCTAGTGAGGATGGACAAACCATTCTTGCAGTTGTAGACGACAGAACTGATCCTACAAGTAATAATTTTTCTGTTACTTTGGGTGAAAACACATGTGAAGATAACTTCGTGTTTAATTTCAAGTCTGATCTTCTACGAATGTATCCCGGTAACTATACTGTAAACTTTACAGAAACTGTTATCAGTGAATTTTGTAATAATGATTTGGATTTAACTTACTACATCGCGCTGGAAGCATCCAGTAAGTATGGAGACTGATTTAAACTATGTTAGAACATGGATTGTTCGTCGAAAAATATCGTCCTTCCACTGTGAAGGACTGTATACTTCCTGTTGAAATTGAAACAACTATTCGCAAGATGGTTGAATCTGGTGAGTGTCACAACCTGCTTTTCCACGGAGGAGCAGGTTGTGGTAAAACTTCTGTTGCTAGAGCGATTTGTGCAGATCTTAATGCTGATTTTATTATAATCAACTGCTCAGAAGATGGTAACATTGACACTCTTCGAACTAAGATCCGGAGTTTTGCAAGCACCGTTTCTTTAAATGGTAATTCTAAGGTTGTGATATTAGATGAGTTCGATTACAGTAACGCACAGAGTATTCAACCTGCTCTTCGCGGAGCAATCGAGGAGTTTGCAAAGAACTGTCGGTTCATAATCACATGCAATTACAAGAACCGTATCATATCTCCTATTCACTCTCGATTTACTAATATCGATTTTACAATTCCCAGCGAAGAAAAGGCTGGTATTGCAATGAAGATTCTTCAAAGAATGGAATACATTCTAAAAGAAGAGAACATTGAATACGAACAGGAAGTTCTTGCTCGATTAGTGACAAAACATTTTCCAGATATTCGCAGAATGCTCAATGAAATACAGAGATATTCTTACAACGGAAAAATTGATGTTGGTATTCTGTCAAGTCTCGGTGATGTTCATATCAAGGATCTCATGAAAGCAATGAGTCAGAAGAACTTTGCAGATGTAAGGAAGTGGGTTGTTAACAATCTAGACAACTCTTATTCGGATATTTTCCGTTCCATATATGATGGATTGTCCGACAGCATCAAACCTAGTTCGATACCCCGTGCGATTGTTACGCTTGGAGAGTATCAATATAAGGCTGCATTTGTTGCAGATCAAGAAATTAATCTAACCGCCTTGATGGTGGAACTTATGATGGAGTGTGATTTTAAATGAATGAACAACTAGAATTTTATTCTCAAATAGGACAAGATCAAATAGTTTTTTCTCTTTTCAAGGGAAAGAGAAATGGAACCTTTCTAGACATAGGTTGTGGTTCACCCAAACATATTAACAATACATATTTTTTAGAAAAAAATCTAAATTGGAGAGGTTTAAGTTTAGATTTGGATTATTCGATTAGTGAAGATTGGAAACAATATAGACCTGATTCTAAACTTATTTTAGAGGATGCTACGAATATAGACTATTTAAAGATATTAAAAGAAAATAACTTCACAACTAGAATTGATTTTTTATCTTTAGACTTAGAGCCTTGGGATGTTACATTTAAATCTTTGAAAAAAATACCTCTAGAAAAAATACAATTTAATTGCATCGCTTATGAACATGATGGATATAGATCTGGTGATGAATTTAAACAAAAAACAAGAACATATTTAGAATCTTACGATTATATCTTATTCACGGAGTTAAAGAATCAAGATGATATCTGGGTTCATTCAACCTTTGTGGAAAATCTTAAATGAAAGAAGAAAAGAAAAAATTTACACCCGTAAGGGATTTAGTCGCGCTTGAGACAACTCTCAAGGAACAAAAGACGACTGAGCATGGCATTGTTTATACAGATAATCAAGTTGCTGACAATTACTATGTGTGGAGTACGGTTTATTCTGTTGGACCAGAAGTTACCGAAGTCAAGCCAGGCGATGAAGTCTTGTGGAAGTTAGGATCGAATGACTCTCAGTTCTATAAGGACGGAGAGTTCGTGGTTGACATTGTGAAATTTAGTGATTTATTGGTGGTGAAGTGTGAAACTGGGTGATTTCCTTAATTCGATCAATTATAACAAGAAAAACTTATTTGAAGAAAATGAAGACTTTGCGGAAAAGTCTTATGTTCCGTTCGTTATCAATCGCTGCCTATCTTATTTTCCAGACACTATTCTTCATGCGAACATGATGAATTTACATAGCGGTGTATCAAAACGAATGAATTATGAATACTATTTGCACTCTATCA